AGCAGGGCCTCCAGGCTGCCAGCCAGATGGGCGGCTGGCTCCAGTCCAACGTGGCCGGGCCGATCCTGGGCGGGCTCAAGTCCGCGTTCGGCATCGGCTCCCCGTCCCGCTACACCATGCCGTTCGGTGAGGGCCTGATGGAGGGCGTGGAGGTCGGGATGGCCAAGGCCGCTGACCACCTGGAGGTCCCCGCCGTGCCCGGCATGGCCTCCCCGCTGGGTGGCTTCGGCGGCGGGATGGCTGGCCTGGGCGCTGGAGCTGGCCAGGTGATCAACGTCTACCCCTCGGCCGGGATGGACGAGCAGCAGCTAGCCGCGCTGGTCTCGCGTGAGCTGGCCTGGGCCACGGCTGGGGGCCTCTCATGACCAGGATGCCGGTGGGCCTCTACGCCGCTACCAGGGTCCGCAGCTACGAACGCGGGTTCGACTGGACCTATGAGGTACCGCCCCGCCAAGCCCTGCGCGAGCTGACGCCGGTTGTCTGGGATGGGCTCTGGCTCAACACAGGCGACCAGACCAACGGGCTGTGCGCCGTCGTCACGAACCTGGAGGGCTGGCTGGACTCCCCGCCCCTGGACGGCAACGACGTGGCGCGGGTCATCAGCGACGGGTCAGCCTGGGGGCCGAAGGTCCTTCGCCAGCGCACGGTGATCCTGTCGGGCGCGGTCACGGGGCCACGGGAGGAGCTGGGCCGGTTCCGTGACCAGCTCGCCGTGAGGGCTGCTGCCCGTGAGCCCGTCCTGTTCGCGGTCGGTGACTGGGACCTCCAGCGGGTCCTGACCGCTGACGTGCGGGCAGGGTCCGAACAGTTCCGGGTCCAGTGGCTCGGCTCGGCCGGGTTCCGCTACCAGGTGGCCCTGACCGCTGCTGACCCTGCCCTGTCTCAGGGCACCTGGCAGACGGTGGAGCTGACCAACATCACCGAGGCCACCGGCCGGGACTACCCGAGGACCCACCCGTGGCGGTACGCCGCGGCCATCCCGAACTCAGCCCTCCTGCGGAACACCGGGAACCACCCCGCGCCGGTCTATGCGGCCTACACCGGGGACCTGTCGGAGTCCCTGCTCACAGACGGCATCGGGGGCATCCGGCTGGCCACCATCGAGACCGGCGTCCAGATTCTCGTGGCCACCGCCAACCTGACCGCTGAGGCACCAGGCGGCTACTCCAGGGCCAGCATGATCCTGCCTGGCTCCAGGCCCATGACCATCGCGGGGGCCTCCTCGGTGCGGTGGACCCTGCGGGCTGGCGGGCGCGGCTCGGTGGTCCTGGCCTGGAGGTCAACATGGGTCTGAGGAGCGCGGGGCCTGAGTCTCGGGCCATCCCGATCAACCCGTGGCTGCCAGCCACCGAGCTGCCCGGCGAGTGGACGTTCTGGGCTGAGACCATGCGGCCACCCCACCGGCAGCTAGGCATGATCGATGTCAGCTCGTTCTACTGCGTAAAGCGGGTCAGCGCGTTCGGGCACGGGAACATGACCGTGAACCTGCCGTGCGGGCTGGACTCCGAGACCCTTATCAACCTGTGGTCATGGCGGGTCTGGGCGCTCTACGCGGGCGAGCCCTATTTCTGCGGGGTGCCGACCGGGCTACAGGACCAGGACGGCTCAGCTCACGTGCAATTCACGCTGCTGGAGCTGCCCGGCTACCTGACCCGCAGGCAGCAGGACACCCACCCGTTTCTGGAGTTCGGCAGTGCTGGCCCGCCAGAGGTCACCGTCGAGCAGACGTTCATAGCGCGGACCCTCGCGGAGCCAGTCCAAGAGGTCGGCGTCATCCTCGCCACCGACCCAGGGCCAGGCAGGGGCCGACGCCGCAAGTACGAGTTTCTGGAGGGCGGCTCGCGGGGCCAGCTCTTGATGAACCTGTGCGGTGTGCTCGACGGCCCGGAGTTCAGGACGGAATACCGGGCAGGGCCGAACGGGCGGCCTCAGTGCTGGCTGCGGATCGCTTACCCCAGGGTGGGCTCAGATGATGCCGGGCTCGGCGTGGCAGTGCCCGGCGCGATCCTGAACTACCGATTCCTGATGGACTCGGACCAGCTCCGCACGCACACGTTCGCGGTGGGTGACCTGCCCAGCGATGCGCCCGAGGGGGCGCTGCGGCCGGTGGCCATCACCTACATAGACAACCCGCAGCTCCCCCGGCTCGACGCCGTAGACGACTGGCCAGGCACCATTCTGGAGTCCACCCTGTGGGAGCGGTCCACCACCGCCACGATCATCAATTCGATCCCCGCCCAGGAGGTCACCGGAGCCCCGCCCGAGTCGCATCCGTCAATCCTGACCTACGGGCCAGGCGACACCGTGACGGTGCGGGCAGTGACCCCGCTCATTCCTGGGGGCGTGGAGTTCCAAGCGCGGCTCCTCCAGGTCGAGGTCAACGCGGCAACTGGCATCGCTAACTGGTCGGCGGCGCTGACCAGCCCGCCGCAGGTCACCCGGACCAGCATCAACGGGGCTCTGTCGCGGATGGACCGGCAGGCCAGCCAGGCATTCCACCAGGGCGGATTCCGCCCAGCAGGGCAGAGGAGAGTCCAGCGATGAGCGAAGCACCGGGCGGCAAGCTCGCATGGGGCCAGGGCGCGAACTATGACGCCTCGGACGACCGGGCCGTGATTACGGCGGTCACTGCTGGCCGGGTGGGGCTGGTGCGGCCTGTCTACGTGAGGGCAGGGACCGGGCTCAGCATCTTTATCGAGGGCGGATGGGTCGGCGTGGCGGGCTGCGATGACCTGACCAGTGCCGTGATCGGCAGCCGTGAGGAGCTGATGGTCCAGGTCAACCCAGGCCCCGCGACCGGCAGCCGCGAGGACTACGTGTGGGCGGATACGAACCCCGACGACGGGACGTTTGAGCTGCGGGTGATCCCCAGGGCTCAGGCAGCCGGGCGGGCAGGCATTCCGCTGGTCAACATCACCGCCCCGGCCAACTCGAACACCGCCGCCGCGATGACCATTCGGTCAGTCGATGCCGCGATAGAGCGGCGGCTGATGTCCTACACCTGGCAGAACAACGCCAACGTGTATTCGAGCAGCAGCTTCCTGGCCGCGATCGGGCAGAACCTTGACTCGATGCCGGTCATGATGGAGCCAGGCCAGTGGTACCGGGTCAGGTACTCCACCGCCTCAGCCCAGCTCGTGGCGGCCCCCAGCAACTTCCGCGAGAACGGGGAGCTGCGCATCGGGATCGGCTACCGGGCGGCCGGGCAGGTAGCCGCGCAAGCGGGGCTGGCCCGCGATGCCGCTTTCAACTTCTCGTACGTCGGCGGGGTGACCCCCGGCTACCAGCAGGCGCAGGTCGAGTGGATATTCCGCCACGCCATCAATGACGTGCGGTTCGAGCGGGTGTTCTCCGGGCGGGTGTGGTCCTACGTCACCAGCGGGGTCCAGTACCGGGTCAACGGCTCGGGGCTGACCGGCAACCCCCAGATACTCACGGTCGAGGACCTGGGATCATGACCACCCCGACGCAGCTCCTCCGCTGGGGCCAGTCAGGCAGGTATGCCGCCTGGGATGACCGGCAGGTGATCACCGCCCTGGCGGCGCGGTCCACCGGCATCGTGACCCCGGTCACCATGACCGCCGCCAGTGGCCTGCTGGTCCTGCTGGACCCTGGCTGGCTGGCCCTGGCTGACTGCGGGGACGGCACGGTGGCGGTCCTCACGGCACCGATCACCCTGGAGGCCATCGCCCAGGCAGGCGGCGCTGATGACCGCACGGACGAGCTGTGGGCCGTGATCGTTGACCCCGAACAGGCCGAGTACCGGCTAGCTGTCCGCCCCGAGGGCTCAGCCGGGCCTGGGGTGCTCCTCGGCACGATCGAGGTCCCGGCCGGGGCCACCAGCGCCGAGGACATGACGATGGTGCCCCGTCAGCAGGACTACGCGGGGTCGGTGCCAGGGCCTCCAGGCCCCCAGGGGCCAGTGGGTCCTCCAGGCCCCCAGGGTGAGACCGGCGACCCTGGAGGGCCACCAGGACCCCAAGGCCCGCTAGGTCCCGAAGGCCCCCAGGGTCCGCAGGGTGACCCTGGAGACACCGGGGCGACAGGGCCACGCGGAGACCAGGGCGACCGCGGCGAGCAGGGCGACCGGGGCGACCCTGGACCGGAGGGGCCGCGAGGTCCCGAGGGGCCGCAGGGCCAGGCAGGCACCGCGACCCTGATCGTGGGCAGCTTCGGCCAGCAGACCACCCCGGCAGACCTCCCCCCGAATGGGCTCATACTGGCCGGGTTCGACGGTCCAGGCCGTCCCGCTGCTGACCAGCAGCTAGAGCCTGGCTGGTCCCTGATCTACGAGCAGGACGGGGCGCTGTGGACGTTCGCGCCGGGCTGGCCAGGTGGCTGGGCCTCACCTGGCCTGGTCCAAGGCCCCCAGGGTGAGCGGGGGCCGGAAGGTCCCCAGGGGCCGCAGGGTGAGCGCGGCGAGCCTGGCCCTGGCGGGGTAGACCTGGCCATCGGCCCCTGGCGCACCCTGACCAACCCCGTTAACCCGATCGCGCCTGCTGTGGGGACGCTCAGCCCGAACACCCGGTTCCGTTACCGGCTGCTGGGGTTCCTCAACTCGGTCCAGGTGGATTTCAGCGCGCACCTGACCGTGGGCGGTCAGACAGGCAACAACAACAACGCGACCTACCGCTTCGGGGAGATGGCGTCCGACTGCTGGGTCAACCTGGCGAACGGCCAGCCACGGGTCTACGCGAACCAGGGCAATGCGGGCTGGTCGGCGGTCAACACCCAGATGGCCCGGTTCTACTTCGCGGCCCAGGGCGGCGTGGAGTTCCTGGTCCCGGCAGTGTTCGGCGCGGGGGTCATGACCCTGAACCTGATCATCCCGCGCGATGACCCAGCAGACCAGCCAGCCCTGGACCCGTTCCCTGGCTGGGACCGGCTCCGCGCCCGCGCCGCCTGGGCTGGTGCTGCGGCCGGGCGCAGCGACCCCGAGGGCTGACCAGGAGGGCCAGCCCCGATCTGAGCAGGAGGAGCAATGCCAATCCGAGGAGGGCGGCACCACCGCCGCCTGGTCCGCAAGGGCGAGACCTACACAGGCGACACCGAGGACATCGAGCTGGAGCCGGTGGACCCAGACGCGGCCATAGTCCCCGAGGCCGAGCAGGTCGGGGACCTGGAGCACGAGGGAGGACCTGACGATGGCGGTAACTAGGGCCTGGTGGCCGAGCCAGCACTACAACTCAGGGGGCCTGAACCGCCGCCTTATCGCGTTCCACACCACCGAGGGCTCCACCACAGCGGAGTCCCTTCGCAACTGGCTGACGAACCCCAGCTCGAAGGTCAGCTATCACTTTGCGGTGGACATGAGTCACGGCGACAACTGGGCGGCCCAGTTCGTCCGCGACGGTGACCGCGCCTGGGCTCAGGCCAGCTACAACGGCCAGGCCCTCAGCATCGCGTTCTGTACCCCAGGCGGCGCGGCCTCGGGCTGGTCCAGGGACACCTGGCTGTCGAAGGGCGCCATGCTGACCTCAGCCGGTCGGCTGGCCGGGGAGCTGGCCCGCCAGTTCGGCATCCCGCTGACCCAGCTCAGCTCCAGCCAGGCCCAGGGCTCCACCAAGGGCCTGTGTGAGCACAAGAATTTCGGGTCCGGTGGGGGCAACCATCACGACTGCGGCAACGGGTTCCCGATGGACCGCATTATCCAGATCGCGGGTGGCGTGGCCACCGCTCCACCGGCCGGTGGAGGGGGCGGCGGCGGTGGTGGGGGCGGCAGTGCTCCCCCGTTCTCCGCGAGCCCCTACTTCGGCCAGGACCGCAACCAGCGCCATCCTGACGTGAGGACCTGGCAGTCCAAGATGCGGAGCCGGGGCTGGTCCATCGACGTGGACCAGATATTCGGCCCAGGCAGTGAGCGGGTCTGCCGCCAATTCCAGCAGGAGAAGCGCCTCACCGTGGACGGGAAGGTCGGCCCCCAGACCTGGGGCATGACCTGGAGCGCGCCCGTCACCTAGCCTCCACAGCCTCGGCGTAGCGTCGAGGTCAAGACCCCCAACCGAGAGGACAGAGCATGTACGTCGAGGGATACACCAAGGTCCGGGTCTGGGTGCCCGACCGCTACCCAGACCAGGGCCTCCCGCCAGGCATCGGCGGCGGGCCGATCTTCCCGCCTGACTACCCAGACCAGGGCCTCCCGCCTGGTGAGCCAGGCATCCCAGACCAGGGCCTACCGCCGATCTTCCCCGGCTTCCCCGAGCGGCCAGGCCAGCCCCTCCCGCGCCCGCCGCGCCCGCCGCGGCCTGTCTACCCCGTGGTCGATGACCCCGAGGACCTGGGCGGGCACCCCGAGGTCCCTGACCTCAACATGACCAGGCGCGTGCAGATCACCGATGGCACGGACACCTTTACCGGCTACGTGCTGGACCCCGAGCCCCCGCAGGTGGAGGACGACTACGAGCCCAGGTTCCCGAGCAGGGGCCTGCCTGGGTCCTGGGTCGCGGTGCTCTACGGCGCGGTCCTGGCCTGGGCCTGGGTCCGCACCCCCGGCGCACCTGGCGCACCTGACCAGGGCCTCCCCGGTATGCCCGAGCGCGAGCCCAAGAGGTAGCCATGACCACCGTGCTGGCTGAGGCCGAGGCAGACACCGGGGCACCGTTCGAGGTCCCGCTGTATGTCTACCGGGGCGACTCCCGCTCCTGGGGGTTCAGGCTGTGGGAGGACGACGAGAGGACCCAGCCCTATGACCTCAGCCAGGTCACGTCAGTTCGGGCACAGGTCCGCCGCAGCCCTGATCACCGGGTGGCTGTGGAGCTGGTGTGCCAGATCACCCCGCCCAACTGGATATTCGTTCACCTGTCGGCCGGGCAGTCTCAGACCTGCCCGACCGGCCGGTGGGACCTCCAGCTCACCAGGCCCGTGAGCAGGGTCCAGACCATCATCAAGGGGCCTGTGACCGTGGAACCGGACGTGACCAGATGACCGAGATAGACGTGACGGTCCCCCGCCAGCCTGGGGCCATCGACGTGTCGGCGGGGATGCCTGGCCCCGAGGGGCCACCAGGCCCTCCAGGTGCCCAGGGTCCTGACGGGCCACCTGGACCAGGAGGCCAGGCAACCATCATCGTGGGGACCTTCGGGGCACAGCGCCAGCCCAGCGAGCTGCCCCCGGACGGGTTCCTGCCTGCCAACTGGGACGGCCTGGGCCGCCCGGCGCGGGATACCCAGGTGGAGCTGGGCTGGTCCCTGATCTACGAGCCTGACGGCACGCTGTGGACGTTCGTGGAGGAGCTGAGCCCAGGGGGCCAGCCCTGGATAACCCCCGGCATCCTCCAGGCCCCCCCTGGCCCTCCAGGGGCGCAGGGGCCACCAGGAGGGCCAGGAGCCCAGGGGCCACCAGGCCCCCAGGGTGCCCGAGGCGAAATGGGATTCCCAGGACCCCAGGGCCAGGAGGGCATCCCAGGCGGGCAGGGTGCCCGAGGCGAGATGGGGCCAGCAGGCCCCCAGGGTGCCCAGGGCCTCACCGGACAGACGGGGGTCCAGGGGCCTCCTGGCCAGGACGGCGCGGCAGCCATCATCGTGGGCCAGTTCGGGGTGTCCAAGCTCCCCACGGACCTGCCCCCCACGGGCTACCTGCCCGCCGACTGGGACCGGCCCGGCCAGCCCGCCTATCAGTGCCGGATCGGGGATGCGCTCCTGTTCCACCGCGAGGGCCACCCTGTCGATGGCACCCTGTACGGCTTCGTGTCGCAGGTCAATAACCCGCTGGGCTGGGTGGACATCGGGAGTATCCAG